GAACGGCTCATAGATGAGGTCGTCGCGGGTGAGCCAGTTCCACGGCAGGCCCTGCACGTACTGCACGTACGCTTCGGCCGGCGGTTCGGGGCTGCTGCCCCAGTAGTCGAGGAGCGGTGCGACGGTGGTGCCGTCGACGACGCGCAGGCCGATGGCGTCGCCGCGGCGGTTGCGGAGCCGGTACAGGCAGCCGGCGTCGTAGGCCAAAATGTCGTACACCCATTTGGCCAGCCACGCCGAGAACGGGGTCTGCCCGTCGGGCTTCTCCAGAACCTTCAGGCCGAGGTTGATGGCTTCATCGGCGTCGCCGGAGAAGCCGCGGGCGGGGACGAGGGACCATTCGAGGGCGCGGATGGAGTCGATGCGGTGCCAGATGCAGGCCTGGGCGACGTCGTAGGCCTCGACGAGTCCCTTGAGCGTGTCGAAGCTGACGCGTTCGTGGGTGCGGGGCCGGCTGGCGATGTTGTAGCCGGTGACGAAGTCGCGGGCGCGGGGGGTGCGGGAGTAGCCGTCGTAGGGGCCGATGGGCTCGCCTGGACTGAACGGCTTTGTGGGGCCCATGCCCGCGGCCTGCTCGCCGGCCTGGATCTGCGCGGGTACGGCGTTGCCGAAGACTTTGCGGATCTGAGCGAGGCGGTCACGGACACCCATGCGGCGTAACCCCCTTGGCGTGGCTATGTGCGTTGCTGCTGTCGGAAGGCGGCGGTGCGGGCCCGGCGCCGCGCTTCGGCGGGGTCCTCGACGGGCGCAGCGGGCGCGGGAGTCGCTTGAGCCTCCGGAGCGTTCGCGGCCTCGGGGGCGGTCTCTCCCGTGGGTTGTGCGGCCGTCTGGGCTTGTTGTGCTTTGCGGCGGGCGTACTCGATCCACGCCTGGGCGCCGCTGCCGTCCAGGAGCAGGTGGGCGAGGGCCTGGCTGGTGGCGTCGACCTGGTCGTCGTGGGCGGCGTTGGGGAAGCCGGCGCTTTCGTCGATGAGCGCCTCCGGGTCGAACAGGGCGATCGTCGACTCGGGAAGGAAGACGTTGCCCGCCTCCAGCAGGGGGGCTACGGCGTTGGCGCGGGCGTACTTCGACTCGCGTGGGGTGACCGCCACAATGCCGGGGATCTTCGATTTGAGGGTGTCGATGATCGCCGTTCCGTTGGCCTTGTCCTCCACCAGCTTCGCCGTGCACTGCGGCCAGCGGGCCGTGAGTGCCCGGAACGCGGTCACGGTGTCGGTGAAGGACAGTCGTTTGTGGACCTGGTCGAGGAGGTAGACGCTGGCGCTGCGGCGAGCCCACACCTGGCCGACGACGTAGTCGCTCGATTTGGTGTCCTTGAACGCCATGTCCCAGGACATGACCATCTCGTCGTACTCGCCGACGTGGTAGGCATCGGGGACGGTGGGGTGCTGCGACCACAGGGGGCTGGTGTAGCGGCGCCACCAGGGGCGCTGCCACACGTTTCCCGCGTCCGGGGAGGGCCGGCCTTGGTAGAGGGCGTTGAACACGCGGCTCCCGGCTTGGATGCGGATCTGCTCCCACTCGGCGACGGTGCGGCCGCGGGCGGAGATCAGCCACTCTCCCGGCGCCCGGCCGAGCGGGTCGGTCTCGCCCTTGTTCGGGTCGTGGTCGGCGAGGGCGGGGATGTTGATGACGCGCCAGCGGTCGCCGTCTTCGGCGGCGAGGAAGCGGCCGGCGATGTCGTCTTCGTGCCAGCGGGTGAGGATGCAGATGACTGGGGCGCCGGGGGCGAGGCGGGTGGAGCCGACGGCCTGCCACCAGTTCCATACGCGGTCGCGGTAGTAGGCGGAGTCGGCTTGGGATTTGTCGGAGAAGGGGTCGTCGATGACGAGCGCGTCCAGGGGGCGTCCGGTGAGGCCGCCGCCGATGCCGACGCAGACGATGCCGCCGCGGTGCCCGTCGAGTTGCCAGCGTTTCGCGGAGCCGTAGTCGCGGGCGATGCGTAGGCCGATGTCGAAGGTGCCTTCGTCGCCGTTGTTGCTGGCGATCCAGTTGCGGACGTCGCGGCCGAAGCCTTCGGCGAGGGGCTGCGAGTAGGAGACGATCCCGACCCGGAGCTGGGGGTTTTGGGTGAGGGCCCACAGGGTGCCCGTCTTGGTGGCGCGCTGGCTTTTGCCTTCCTGGGGTGGGAGGGAGATCAGCAGGCGGGCGCCAGGGGTGGTGTAGGCCCACATGACGGCCTCGTCGACGACGTCGAGGGCCGGGGTTTGCACGGTGGCTGGGTCGATCAGCTTGGCGAGGTCGCCGGGGGTCGTCCAGTCGGGCTGTGCGGCCCGTCGGGCGGCCCTGCGGGCTTCGATCTCAGCCTGCAGCTGTTTCAGCTCCAGCAGCTTCGCCAGCTTCGTCTCCAAGAGCGGCGAGCTCTCCGTGGAGTCGCTGGATTTCAGCGTCGATGGCGTCAATGGTGAGCACCTGCACCTTGATCTGGTCGAGTCCGCGGAGCTTGGCGACGCGGTCGAGGATCTTCACGAGGCGGTCGATCGCGGCGAGTTTCGGCGCGTAGTCGATGAGGGGCTGCTCGGTGTGGGGGTCGCAGGCGACTTTGCCGCTGGCGGAGACGACGTAGTGCTCTCCGGTGAGGACCTGGTGGGCCTCGCGGGCGAGGTAGTCGAGCTCGAGGAGCTGCTCTTCTCGGTAGACCTCAACGTTGGCGTGTTGCGCGGCGATGCTCTCTTCGACGGCGCGCATGAAGTCTTTGCGGGCGGCTGCGGGGCTGCCGTAGCCGAGCTCTTGGTAGATCTCGTCGTAGGGGCGGCGTTGCCGCCGGTAGGCGACGAGTTTTGCGCGGCGTTCGGCGACCTCGGCGATTTTGGCGCGGGAGTGGGGCATGGGGTGGCTCCGGGTGAGGGTTGGGGGTGAGGGTGGAGAGGGGTGTCCGCCGCCGGCTGCGACCCTCGGCGGAGGCGGCGGCGGACGACTGTGGGGCCGGTCAGGCGGCGCGGGTGCTGACGATTCGGCTGCGGCCCTTAATCTGCGGGGCCGGAGTCGGGGTGATGACGGCCTTGGTGTCGGCGTCTCGAACGGCGGGTTCGATCTCCATGAGGTCGTAACGGGCGTTCTTGCCTTCGCCGTAGACGGTGATTCGTCCTTCGGAGGCCCAGCGCCAGATGGTGCCGACGGGGCGGCCGGTCCAGTAGGCGACGTCAGCTGCTGTGGCGAGTGCGACGGAGGGCATTTTCACCTCCGGAAATGCGGAAGGCCACCCGGTGGTGGGTGGCCTCAGCGCGAAGTTCTGCTATCTGAGCAGATGATGACTTCGCTGATCGCGTCTTGTCAAGCTTCATCTGTCGCAGCTGTCTCTCAGGCCGTCTTTGCCGCCGCTTCGTCGAGGGTCTGCTCTTGCGCGTTCCGGAGGTCGCGCCACTCCCCCATGGTTTCCCATCGGGTGCCGCAGACGCTGCACTGGACGCGGTGGCTGGAGGCCTTCGCCGTTAGGGGCGTGGCGCACAGTCCGTCGTCGGTGCGGACGGGGCAGTCGCCGATCGGTACCTGGCCGGGGCGCCGGTCGCCGTCGGCGAGTGCCTTGCACTTCGCGTGGAGGCGACGTATTTCGTCGATGTCCTGGCCGATGGACTCGTACTGTTCGCAGGCTCTCTGCAGGTTGATGACGAGGAATTGGACGTGGCCGGGGACGGCGCGGGCTGGGTTGGTTCGCCAGGAGGCGAAGACGCGGATGCCGTCGGTGGCCGGCTGGATGCGGCGGCCGAGGGCCTGACGCCAGGAGTCTTCGATGGCTTGCAGCCGTGTGGCGATGCCGCCGGGCCCGGTGAGGTCTATGACGTCAAGGCGGAGCGGCAGGGGCGGTGTGCGGCTTCCGGAGGGTGCTGCGCCGCTGGTTTTGCGGGAGCCGGGTATGAGGGCCGTGGTCTGGTTGAGCTTGGCAAAGAGGGCGGGGAGCTGGTTGAGGCGGGTGCGGGTGCCGTCTTCGCAGGGCCGGCAGACAAGTCGGCCGAGTTCGTCGTCCCAGAGGCTCTTGCCGCAGGCCAGGCAGGTCGGCCATACGTAGTCGAGGTCGGTGGTGTCGGGCACGGCTGGTCTCCCGCAGCGGGTGAGGATCTCGTGTCCTGTTGATGCTGCCGTGTGGATCAGACCTTGTCCGAGTTGCTTCCCTCGGGCTGCTGTGGCGGGTAGGCGATGGCGCGCCAGCGGGCGACGGTCTTCTCGCTGATCCATCCGGTCTGCAGGCAGGGTTCGCCGGGGTGGCCTTTGTGTACGAAGTGGCTGAGGACTTCGCGGAGTGCGGCGGCAAGCTGGTCGCGATGCTCCACGGCACGGGCGCGTTCGGCTTCGGACTTGTTGGACGTGTCGTGCGCGATGCGGAGGAGGTCTTCGGCCTGCTCGGCGCGCTGCTGCCAGTCGATGGCTTCGGGTGTGGGCCACCAGCGACATCCGCGGTCGTCGGCGTGACTCCCGGAGTGGCCCGGTCGGAGGACGCATTCGGTGGGCGAGGTGGTGAGGAGCGTCTGCGGGGACAGGTGGCCGCAGTACTCAACAGGGACGATCCGGGGTGGTGGCAGGTGCCGGCGGTGGGTGTTCACGCTGTGTGTGCCGGTGATGCAGTCCGTGCAGGGGGCGGAGCGCGCCGCCTGATTCTTGATGTGTTTCGCCCAGTAGCAGGCAGCGCGTTCGGCCCGGTCCTCCGGAGTGGAGCCTGCGTCGGCGACGAGGATGTAGCCGTCTCCGACTGAAAGCCACCAGGTGCCGTCGTCCTGCTGCTCCCAACTGGGTGCGAAAGCCGCGTCCTCGGTGTGGTCGTACTCGAGCCATTCGGATCCGTGGGCATCGCGGTGGAGGGTGCCGTCTGGGTGGCGGGGCTGGTTGAGGCAGGGGCCGAGGAGGCGGCCGAACAGTCCGGTGGTGGTGGCGCCGCAGGTTTCGGTGGCTGGCTGGTCGGGGGTTGGGGGCTGCGGGGTCTCGAGCACGGCGGGTCTCCCGGGACTGGCGAGGGTGTGGTCCTGGGTTGATGCTGCCGCGTAGATCACGCCTTGTCAGAGCCGCTTCCCCTGGGCTGGGTTCGGCGCTGTGTGCCGTGGTCGGATCTTGAGTCGGCCTTCGCGTAGGGCTTTCTCGCGGAGGGCTTCTTCGACGACGAGGGCGGGGATGAGGCCGGGGAAGCAGCGGGTGAGGTAGTTGAGGGCTTTCTGGTTGATGTACTTGGGCGGCATCCGGCGTTCCTCCTGGGGGTAGGGGTCGGCCCCGCCTGCCCGGGGGGAAGTCGCGGTGGGGCCGTGTGCTTGGGGTCGGGGC